ATGATGTTGGAAAAGCTAAAGACTGGGTTACAGATAAATTAGGTATTACCAACACCAAGAGAGATGGTGTTAAAGAGGAAATGGTTCAAGAGTTGTTTGGTATTGGTAATAAGAAATATCCATATGGGAAGGCAACTAAAAAAAATCCAAGAGGTAAAAGAGACCAAGCTGAATTAGACAGAGCACAAGCATACATCAAGAAGCATCCAAACTTTGGTATTAAAGAAGAGGATGATGTCCCTAGAAATTCAATGGGAAAACCGATTAGAATTAAAGATAAAATTAAAGCAGCAAAGGGACAAATTGCTCATACTACTAAAGTAAATGAAGGTATTAAAGGTGAAGATAAGGAAATGAGAAGAATGGCTGCACTCGATAGAGCAGTAGGAAAAGGTAAACTATTGTCTAAAAAAGCAGGTGATAGAAATGCTGCAAATATGGGAAGAAAGATAAGAATGAGTCCTAGTTATGCAAATATGAAAGAAGAAGTTCAAACTGAAGATAGAACTATCTTTAAGAAGGCTATGTCAAAGGTCTTTAAGAAGAAGCAAGAAGAAAGGAAACCAGAAAAGGCACAAGATGCTGGTGCAAGATTAAGAAGAAAGGTTGAACGAAGAGTTCATGCTAAGTATGTTTCTGGTAGTGAGGATAATGTGCCAGATGATATAAGAGATCATTATGAAGTAAGTGAGGCAAAGGTAGATAAAGGTCGTTCAGATTATGGCAAAGCAACCATTAGAAATTGGAGACACTCTGGTCCTTCTACTGTAGAACCAGCAATGTTTGATCCTGAAAATAAAAGGGGTAAGACAATTGATAAACGTAGAGAAGAGCACAAAGCAAGAAGAGGTGTTAAGGGAGCAAAGGTTCCTGCATACAAGGTAGAAGGATATCAAAGAGATCCTGAACAAAGTAAAAAGGATAGAACTCATTCCAAGCAACCAGATCCTTCTAAGGATGGATTTACTGGTATTGGTAATATGAGTATTAAGGATATTATGAAGATGAATGCCAAGATGAAAAAGGAAAAGAAACAAAAGTTAGGTGAAGACAAAGCACTTGCTGCAGTTAGAGCATCAATCATAAAGAAGCATGGTAAGGGTGCTATCTACGATCCAAAGAAGAAGCAGAGTCCTGAAGATAAAGCAAAGGTTGCTGCTGAACGTAAGAAGAGACAGGATGTAGACAACAAAGCATATGCTGCTAGAGCAAAGAAAGCGGGATTTAAATCCACACAAGACTATACCGATGTCGTAGCACGATATGGTAGTGAAGACAACTACAAGAAAGGTAAAGGTCTTGGAACTTAAAGAGAAGGCAGTATCTAAAAAGCAACAACGATTCTTCGGAATGGTTCGTGCTGCCCAGAAGGGTGAGGGTGCTGCATCTCCTGAAGTAGCAAAGGTTGCTGGTGAAATTAGCAAAAAGGATGCTAAAGATTTTGCCAAGACAAAGCATAAAGGATTGCCTGAAAGGAAAGATGTGAAAGAAGAACCAGAAAGGACTTCTGCCTATAAAGCAATGCAAGCATCTTTACATCCAAGAGGATCTACAGTAGATGCAAAGCAGAGAGGTGAAAATGCTACTGCACATAGGGTAGGTGGATGGAGAAATCCTAAGAACCGTGGTAAAAAAAGAAAAGTAATGGCAGAGTTTGAACCAGAGTTAGAGATGGTTGAAGAATTAACAGGAGATATGAAAACAGATCTTGAGAAGTATAGAGTCCCAAGAGGGCCAGGTGGAAATCCAATAAGAATGGGAGACAAGGTTCGTAGTATGAAGGGTGATCAACCTTTAGGTAAATTAAAAGTTAAGTATGGTGCTGATAAAGTCAGAGAATATTATAAGAAAAATAAAGCAGTTGGTGAATCTGCAGTATTAGATGCTAACAAGAAACTTGAAACACAGGCATGGAGAAAGAAAAAGCAAAAAGAATATGCAAAACTTATAGCAATTTATAATCATCAGAAAAATTTGCAACAACGAGGTCTAGGTGATTCTACTAAACGTAAAAAGACATCAGAGTCTTTTGAGATAGACAAGTCAGCACATAAGAAGGCACAAAGACAATCAAAGATTCGTAATCTTGCAAAGGATAATAAGAATCCTAATGAGAAAGCAGCAGCAGAACGTAAACTAAAAGGGCCTAAACTTGCTTGGGAGGAGTTTAAGAAGCATATATAATTTAGTCACAATTGAATAATGACTCTATCAAAGGAAGTTATTCTTGAAGCACTTAGGTGTTGTAGGGATGTTTATCCTAATGAAAAGGATTTTTTAGTCAGTAGGAAGTGTGAAGGTCATACTATTCTTGCTGTAGAAGGAACCAATGAAACTACAGATTGGATTACTAATCTTAAGTTTCTTATCAAAAGGGATGATTGTCATAGGGGATTTAAAAATAATGCTAATAGAACATTAGCAGAATTGGTTGTTGCCTATGAAGGATTAGATCCTAAAAGAACACTAGTAATAGCAGGTCACTCATTAGGTGGAGCAACAGCAACATTGATTGCTGATCTACTTTGGGAATCTGGTAATAAGAACATTGCATTAGTTACTGCAGGATCACCAAGACCAGGTGGTCGTAGATTGAGACGGAGGATTAAGGATCTTGAACATTACAGGTTTGTACACGGTAATGATATTGTGCCAACGACTCCTCCATGGCTTGCTGGATACGTTCATACTCATCCAGTTATTAAACTTAAGGATGCAAACGACACAAGATTTGATGGGGTCGCAGATCATAACATGGGCGACTACTATGACGCAGCAGTAAAACATTACTCATGACTTTACTATTTTTATTAATAAAACCTCTCTTACTCATGTTAGTAAGAAAGGTTTTTAAAAAGCAGATGAAGGAATTCGCTGTTCAGATGATGGAGGAGTATGTAAAAACTACTGATAATGACGTAGATGATCAGTTAGTTGCACGGGTTAGGAAAGCAATGAGACTGGGAGCAGTCTAAGATATTCAGGTTATAAATATTCATTAGCACAGAAAAATCATTACGGAATAAAAGACATGGCACTCTGGGGAAACAATGACAACGTTGGTGCTGCTGGATCAGTATCTTTGAACTATGCCACACGAGTAGTTACTGGTGGAGCACTTACTGGTCAAGAAGGCACTCAATTTGGTCGAGCTGGATATGCGAAAACTGGTGATACTATAAGTTTTGGTCTTAAGACAAAACCAGGTGTTTTCTTTGGAGATGCTGTTATTGCTAGTATTGCAAGTTCAACATCAGTAACAATCGCTTCAACTGCTGGATTAAGTGGTGCAGCAATTGCTGGAACCAGTTATCAATTAAGTGAGCAACCTGATTTTGTTGAAGGGGATAGTAAATATAGTGAAAAGAATTCTGATTACTCATCGCATGTTTATGGTGTATCAGCAGTTCAGGTTGGCGATGCTGCAGGAACTGTATACGAAACTGGTGGTGGATGGGTAGGTGTTCAGACATACCTAGATAGTTCAGGTTCTCTAAGAGTTAAGAGTGAGATACTTGTTGCTATGTCAGGCATAACCACAGGTAACGCTCCTGCTTATCCAAACATAGAAACTGCAAACTAATTTACTTACTATGATATGATCTTTAATGAATTGAATGAGGATAACTTCCTTCTGTTTGCTATTAAAAATTATGAAAATCCGCAAGCAGTAACGAAAGAGGACTTCGACAAAGACCTTAATCACTTTAAGTATATCAAACGATTACTTAAGAGATATAAGAATACTGGAGTTCTCAAATCACATCTGTTACTAAACCATTTTATTATCCTTTATAATATCTTTGGTGAAGCAACAACCCCAATGTTGTTTTTTAAAATCGATCAGGATTTGTGGCCAGTAATGAAGACTTTTGTTATCTTCCTTAATAGGTTTCCTGAATATCCCAAAACTAAAATTCATGATGTTGAAGTGGATATAGATTGTCTAGGAGAACTTAATCGTATTTACAATGAAAAGAAAGGTTCTGGAAAAAGTAATTAACCTCATCCGTGAGGAGATGATGGCTGCTGGAACTGGTGGATTTAGTGGTTCCGCAGATCCAAAAGGGCCTGTTGCAGGTTTTGATCCAGTAATAAAACCAAAGAAGAAAAGATATATTTGGACAAGAGGAATAAGAAAGAATTGGAAGCCAAAAAATGAGAGTAAATGATCAGGTGCTGGATAGACTGGAGAGAGTCATTGAAACCCTTCAGGATAATTCAGTAAAGATGGGACAGATGCTTGCTGTTCACGATGAGAAATTAGACAAACAGGATAGGATAGATGCAGTATTATTTGAGAAAATTGAATCGGTTCATAGAGAAGTCAACCGTCAAGGTAAGGAGATTAAGGCAGGATGTGAGAGAGATATTCGCAAGGTAGATGAAAGATTAAGAACAATAGAGAAGAAAATGTGGACAATTGCTGGTTCTATTGCCATCATTAGTTTTGTAGTGTCTCCAATAGGTCAGAAAATTGTTGGAACTATATTGACATCCTCACCACAAACAAGTATAATAGATTCGAAGTAGTTTATTATGAATGGATCTCGTTGATTCAAAATTTATAGGTCTTATTTCTCCTAGACTCCAGAAGTTTAAGAGAGTAAAGTCAGACTTATATAATTTTCGGTGTCCAATCTGTGGTGATTCGCAGAAGAATAAAAGTAAGACAAGAGGATATCTGTATGCGGTAAAGGCAGATATTAATTTTAGATGTCACAATTGTGGATCATCTATGACTCTTAGTAATTTTTTAAAAACATTAGACCCTGCTATTCATAAGCAGTATGTGTTTGAAAGATTTAAGAATAATAATACAGGTAGAGGAACAGTAGTAGAAGAACCAAAATTTAATTTTGAAGCACCAAAGTTTGCTCCTAAAGTTGATCTTCCAAAGGCAACAGAGATTCCTGTTGCAAGGAAATATCTTGAAAAAAGAAAATTAGATCCAAATAAGTTTTATTATACTGACTCTTTTAAGAGATGGGTAAATACTTTTATCGACAAATTTGAAAACATAGAGTATGATGAAGCGAGGATAATCATACCGTTGATTTACAAAAATCAATTAATCGGTTTCCAAGGCAGAGCTCTAGGCCCTAACTCTGTTAAATATATTACTATAATGCTTAATGATGACGCACCAAAAATCTACGGGTTGGATCAAATCAGAGACGGAATACCAGTCTTCATTACGGAAGGCCCGTTCGACTCAACGTTCCTTCGCAATAGTATTGCACTCTGCGGTGCAGACGGTGATGTTGGGAAGTGGGGTGTTAGCGATCCTGTTTGGGTCTATGATAACGAGCCGAGGAGTCGTGAGATTGTTAGAAGAATCTCGGACACCATCAGCAGAGGTGAGAGGGTTGTGATATGGCCTTCTAATATACAAGAAAAGGATATAAATGATATGGTATTGTCTGGGCATGATGTTCAGAGTTTGGTTGAGAACAATGTATATGATGGATTAGAAGCAAACCTAAAATTTACCACTTGGAAAAAAGTATGACCAACGGCATCAAAGTTAAAAAGAGAAACGGTAGGGGAATTGAACCTCTTGACCTAGAAAAGATTCATGTAATGGTTGAGGAAGCAACTAAGGGTCTTGCGGGGGTCTCTGCAAGTCAAGTTGAAATTCAATCAGGAATACAGTTCTATGATGGTATTACTACAGAAGAAATTCAAGAGATTCTTATTAAATCTGCTAGTGATCTCATTACATTAGAGAACCCTAACTACCAGTTTGTTGCAGCAAGGTTATTACTTTTTGCTACAAGAAAGAGTCTTTATGGAAGATCTAGAGAATTGCCTCCTCTTGTAGATCACATCTATAATTGTACTAATATTGATGTGTATGATAAGGAAATATTTGATAAGTATTCCTTAGAAGATATTCAAAAAGCAGATAGTTACATTGATCACAATCGTGACTTTTTGTTTACATATGCTGGATTACGTCAAGTTGTTGATAAATATCTGGTACAAGATAGAAGTGGTGGAGGAGTATACGAAACACCACAGTTTATGTACATGATGATCGCATTGACGATCTTTTCAAATTATCCTAAAGAAACGAGGTTAAATTATGTCAGACGATACTACGACGCAATCAGCAAGCACAAACTCAACATCCCAACCCCGATCATGGCAGGGGTCAGGACACCTATTCGTCAATTTGCATCTTGTGTTCTGGTTGATATTGATGACACCCTCGATAGTATCTTTAGCAGTGACATGGCTATTGGCAAGTACGTTGCACAAAGGGCTGGTATCGGTATTAACGCAGGTAGAATCAGGGGAATCAACTCTAAAATCAGAGGTGGGGAGGTTCAGCACACAGGTGTTGTCCCCTTCCTTAAAAAGTTTGAATCAACTGTCAGATGTTGCACTCAAAACGGGATCAGAGGTGGGTCAGCAACTGTCCACTTTCCTATCTGGCATCAAGAAATCAGAGACATCCTCGTCCTCAAAAACAACAAAGGAACAGAAGACAACAGAGTCAGAAAACTCGACTACTCCATCCAGTTAAGTAAATTATTTTATGAACGTTTTATCCAAGATCAGGAAATCACGTTATTTTCCCCTCATGATGTTCCTGGTTTGTATGAGAGTTTTGGGACCGATAAGTTTGATGACTTATATTGCCGTTACGAGTCAGACGAATCAATCCCCAAGTCAACAATTGGAGCACAAGAATTAATATTAGATCTACTTAAGGAGAGAGCAGAGACAGGTCGTTTGTATATTATGAATATTGATCATTGCAATAGTCATTCATCATTTAAGGATCAAGTCTTCATGAGTAATCTTTGTCAAGAGATTACTTTACCCACATATCCTATTACTCATATAGATGATCATCTAGGAGAGATTGCTCTTTGTATTCTGAGTGCAGTTAATGTAGGTAAGATTAGATCTGATGAAGAGTTGGAAGAACTATGTGAACTATCTGTCAGAGGATTGGAGGAGTTGATTGATTATCAGGATTATCCTGTTAAAGCAGCAGAGATGGCCACAAAGGCACGTAGATCTCTTGGAGTAGGTTTTATTGGTCTTGCTCATTATCTTGCTAAACTTGGATATAATTATGATTCACAGGAGGCATGGGATGCTGTTCATGGATTAACTGAATCCTTCCAATACTATCTTCTAAAGACATCAAATAAAATTGCAGAGGAGAAAGGTCATTGTGAGAACTTTGGTCGCACTAAGTATGCTGATGGTATTCTTCCTATAGATACATATAAGAAAGACGTAGACGAGATTTGTTCTCAACCTTTACAACATGATTGGGAGTCTCTTAGAAATTCTATCACCACCCACGGTCTTAGGCACTCAACATTGTCTGCACAGATGCCATCGGAGAGCAGTTCCGTTGTGTCAAACGCTACCAATGGAATCGAACCTCCTAGAGACTACTTGTCCGTTAAAAAATCAAAGAAAGGGCCTCTTAAGCAGGTTGTTCCCTCATACACTACTTTAAAAAATAACTATACTCTTTTGTGGGATATGCAATCCAATAAAGGATATGTTAATATAGTGGCTGTAATGCAGAAGTTCTTTGATCAAGCAATCAGTGGTAACTGGTCTTATAATCCTGAGAACTATCCTGATAATGAAGTTCCTGTATCTGTAATGGCACAAGATTTATTAACTACATACAAATATGGTTGGAAAACCTCTTACTATCAGAACACAAATGATCTTAAGGGTGATGAAGAATCAATATTACATGAGAATGCAGATGGAGTTGGTATTCAAGGTAAATCAAAATTGACTTCATTATTGGATGAAATTGTTTCATCAGATGAGACGGAGTGTGAAAGCTGTGCAATCTAACATGAAGGGAATGACGGTATTTAATACCGATGAGGTAGATACTAAGAAGCAACCGATGTTTCTTGGTGCTCCTCTTGGCGTTCAACGCTATGATAATTTTAAATATCCTGCTTTTGAAAATTTAACTAAACAACAACTAGGATATTTTTGGAGACCAGAAGAAGTATCTTTACAGAAAGATCGTGGAGACTATCAAACGCTGCGTTCAGAACAAAAGCACATCTATACGAGTAATCTTAAATATCAGATCATGCTCGATAGTGTACAAGGTCGTGCTCCTGGTATGGCTTTCTTACCTTACTGTTCTCTACCTGAGTTAGAAGCATGTATGGAAGTATGGTCTTTTATGGAAATGATTCATAGTAGATCATATACATACGTTATTAAGAATGTATATCCAGATCCTTCTGATGTATTTGATAAGATTTTAAATGATGATAAGATATTAGAACGTGCTTCTAGCGTTACTGAATCTTATGATAACTTTATTAATTATGCACAGGAGTGGGGTCAAGGTAATATGTGGAGAAAGGATTCTAAAGGATCCCCATCAGAAGAATGGACACGTAAAGATTTAAAAAGACACTTATACAGGGCAGTTGCAAATGTTAACATATTGGAAGGTATTAGGTTTTATGTTAGTTTCGCTTGTAGTTTTGCCTTTGGTGAACTTAAGCTTATGGAAGGGTCAGCTAAGATTATATCCCTTATTGCACGAGACGAGAACCAACACCTTGCCCTCACCCAAAATATAATAAACAATTGGAGAAAGGGTGATGATCCTGACATGGTTAATATTGTAAAAGAAGAGGAGGAATGGACTTACAAAATGTTTGATAGATGTGTAGATGAAGAAAAGAAGTGGGCTGATTATTTGTTTAAAGATGGTAGTATGATTGGTTTGAATGATAAATTATTACAACAGTATGTTGAATGGATTGCTAATAAGAGATTAAGAGCAATAGGATTAAAACCAGCATATGATATACCTGCAAAGAATAATCCTTTACCTTGGACTGAGCATTGGATTAGTTCTAAAGGGTTACAAGTAGCACCACAGGAGACTGAAGTTGAGTCTTATATTGTGGGGGGAATCAAACAAGATGTGAAAAAAGACACATTCAGTGGTTTCAAATTATAGTTTATGCTTAAATAGAGGAAAGTAAATGAGATCAAATCCACCTTTCCCATCGCATCCTGAATACATGAATGGTAGACTTAAAAAGATTGATATGGAATCACGACTTCTTAAGATAAAGAAGGGGATTGATGATAAACATTGGTATCCCAAATGGAATAGTAAAGAACGATGGGCTGCTCAACAAGCTCTTAATTGTGCTTTGGAAGTTCTAGATGAATATGATTACTAAATAGGAGTTGCGAATGAAAATTATGAAATGGTTGAAGTTGGAATTTATGAAAACCCCTGGTTATATGAGGGTAAATATTTCACTTCTGACGATATTGATGATTTCTTCGGTTTCGTCTACTGCATTACAAATAATAAAAACGGTAGGGAATACATCGGTAGAAAATATTTCTGGCAGTTTCGAACTCCCAAGGGGAAGAAACGAAAAGTAAAATCTGAATCTGATTGGAAAAAGTATTATGGGTCTTGTCCAGAACTTAAAGAAGAGATTGGGAAGATGGGCCGAGAAAATTTTAGTCGAACTATCCTATCACTACATCATACAAAAGGCAAAACAAACTTCGAAGAGACGAGACAACTCTTTATTAAAGGAGTGCTCACCGAGTCACTTAACGACGGAACACCGAAGTACTACAATAGTAACATCCTCTCCCGCTACTTCCGAAAAGACTATTATGAAACTTGATAAGATTGATGAGATAGTGGATCATGTCAGGGATTGGTCTGTTGATAAGATTGCAGAAGCAGAACTTGTTGGAGATAAGATGGCCATCTATGCTGAATTTGAAGAATGGATTGAGTTAGATGATGAGGATTCTATAGATATTATGTCTTCAGGAAGCAAGGTAGTTGACAAACCATCTGAGGAGTGATATAGTATATTTGTTGAATCGACGGGTTCGACATGGGAGTGACTGAATAAACTTTCTGGCATATAGCTGGTTAAGGTGATGAGACACAGGTGGTGCTGCTCCGAAAGGAGAATCGACTTACCAGTCGGGTCTTAGACAGAGGTGATCTTACTAACTGTAGTAATGCCCTCCTCTTGTTGGTAATACAGGAATCCAACCTCCCACCCTTTTTTGCGGGTGTAGTTTAGTGGTAAAATCAGAGGTTTCCAACCTCCAGTTGAGTGTTCGATTCACTCCATCCGCTTACCCAAACCTTTAGTTGTATAGTGATATGATATGATAAAAAGACCTTGGGGAAGTTATCAGACTTTAATAGACCAACCTGGTTATAAAGTTAAGAGAATATATGTAAAACCAGATGAACAATTTTCTTTACAGTATCATAATCAACGTGAAGAGCATTGGATCATGGTTGAAGGAACAGGTATCATTACTCAAGGAGAGATTGCAAGACCTATTGAACCTGGTGAACATGTATATATACCAATAAAAGAAATACATAGATTACATGGTGGAGAAAATGGTGTAGTCTTCATTGAGGTTCAAAGAGGTGTTTGTGATGAGGATGATATAGTAAGATTAGAAGATGATTATGGCCGTACATAGTAAGAACAATGATTATTGTAAGATGTAAACAATGCAATAGAGAGGTAAAGGAAGGAAAATCGTGTGGATGTCCTAACATGGTTACAGTTACAGGAGATACTGTAACAGCTGTTGACCTAACTAGAACTATCATGGTACAATCTAATAAACCAAATAAAAAGTCAAACGCACTATCTCCTGAAGAACTTGCATGGCAAGAACAGAGACGCAAACGAAAAGTGCGAAAACTAGATTTTGAAATCCGATGACTCCAATAGAAAGATCCCATCAACTTCCGATACTGGGTGACATCTACACCAAACAAGAAGTTGATGAACTAATTGCTGAAGCAGTTGCAGAAGCACAAAGAATAGATGAACTATCGATGGCACAGCATAATCGTAATGCTACCATCATTAGTATGATACTAGGCCTTACCTGTCTTGCATTATTCCTAGATGGAACTTTAAGGTTACTTGGTATCATTCCACCTTTCCTTGATATTGATATTAGTATTGTAGATAAGATTGCAGATAAAGTTGAGAACGAGATACTGCCTTTAATAAATAAAATACCAAGGATATGATTGATATATCTTGGGGTTCTTTTAGAATTTTAATGATTATGATCTTAGGATCAATATGGTTTTTTCTACTAATACAGCAGATAGAAGAGAATAATGAATCCAATAACTGATATTATATTTTCATTAACATGGGTTCTTCTTTTCTTCTTTGCCATTCGTTCAATAGTAAGGGGGTGGAGTATTGCAAGAGAAGATACTGCTAGACCTAATGGTATATGGACGACAAAAGTAACAAAGGTTCAGCATCCAGAAATGGTTGATGTTAAACCTGGTGAGGAATTAATGGGAGTTACATTTGATCAGAAGACTAGTTGTAGTTTAGAGGAATACCAGTCTTTACAAAATAGAATAGAAGAGTTAAGATTGGAACTTGAATCTGAAGAGGATGAAGATGATGATGACGACGACGGAGACATTGTAGTAAGAGTATGACTTTTCTAATAGCAATTATGTCATTCGCAAACTTTGTATTTTATCCATTGGTGGTAGGTACAATTATTGCAGTGATAATAGAACAGATTTTAAGATCAACAGGTAGTGATGATGATCCTAAAGCAGTAAAGAATGTCTTTATTGCTATGGGGATTAGAAAATATCTGTGGAGACAAGCATGGTTGTTTAACATAATATGGTTTTTATGCTATATTATATTAATGTTCACAGTGGGCAGACAGGCACCCCAAGCAATGCCTGATATGATTTGGCAAGGTTAATGATTTTTATTACAATTCCTCACGGAAATTTTCCAGGTTTATCACCTGAAGGGCAAATGATTGCCATCATAGTTGGGTTATTATTCTTTGTTATGGGGTATGGATTATATCTTACCTTTGGGCCAGGTAAAGTAGATTTACGTGATCCTATTGATGAACATGCTAAGATGCATGAGATGGGAATTGCTCATGGGCATGGTGGAAGTAAAGAAGCATATGAGATGTCTGGTAAGTTGAGTCATGAACATGATGAAGAGATAAATAATGCGGATCTAGGTGAATCATGACTAAGAAGAAAACTTCTACACAAAGACTTCGAGAAGATTACAAGAAGAAAGAAAGGGAAAGAGATGAAGATGAATGGGTTCGTATGCAAACGACTGGAGGAGGTGCAGAAACTTGACTTAAAATCAAATATTTCTTATACTTCTACTGTCAACTATTCAAAGCAATGACGCTTACTTCAAAGTTCAAGAAAGACATTAGCACCCTACGGGCTGCAGTAAATCAAGAAATCTTTTTAGATGTGAAACATCCAAAACTTTATAAAAAAGTGAGAAGATATTATGAGAATGCAGGGTTACAATTAAATGGAGAAGACCCTGACATTGATTATAACAGTGTAATAGACTGTATAGCAGAAGATCTAATTCTAAATAATCAAAGGAGTTAATTAACAATCATGTCATTTAAAGGAACAGCAGCAAAGTCTTCAACTGGAGCATCAATGTCTAAGTATGATGTTGAGGTAGAAGCAAGACTTAAGAAACTAGAAGCAGCAGTAGCAGCACTTCAATCAGGCGGTGGATCTGGTGGTAGTGATGTAAGAGTGGATAAGATTATTGCACATCTGGCCAAAAACGAAGATGTGTCAGATCTAGTTGATTAATATTTAAGGAGGTTGACTATAACCTCCTTTTTTTGTATAATAAATACATTGATTCTTTATTAAAATATTTCATGGATCGATATAAGAAAACCGCACTGGTATTAGGTGCTGGTGGATTTATCGGCAGTCATATGGTTAAGAGACTGCGTAAAGAAGGTTACTGGGTCAGAGGTGTAGACCTTAAGAGACCTGAGTTTTCTGGAACAGAAGCAAATGAATTTGTTCAAGGAGACTTGAGGGATGTAGATTTTGTTCGTAGAGTAATACAGTTTAAAGGTTATCAAGGTAATTTCTTTAATGAGATTCCTTACAGATTGATCGAACCTTTTGATGAGATCTATCAGTTTGCTGCTGACATGGGTGGTGCAGGATTTGTATTCACTGGTGAGAATGATGCAGAGATCATGCAGAACTCTGTTACTATTAACCTTAATGTATTAGAACAGCAAAGATTATTAAATCAAACTTTTGATGGAGAGAAGAAAGATTGGACGGAAGCAAATAGACCTGCTTTAGGATGGCAGACAAAGATATTCTATTCTGGATCAGCATGTATGTATCCAGAGCATAACCAATTAGATCCTGACAATCCCGATTGCCGTGAAAATTCAGCATACCCAGCCAACCCAGACTCCGAATATGGATGGGAGAAACTCTTTTCAGAACGTCTCTATCTTGCTTACAACCGTAATCATGGTATCCCTGTGCGTATTGCCAGGTATCATAATATCTTCGGACCCGAAGGAACATGGCAAGGAGGAAGAGAGAAAGCACCAGCAGCAATCTGTAGAAAGGTTGCCTATGCAGCAAATGAAGATACAATCGATGTTTGGGGTGACGGAGAGCAAACCCGTTCGTTCCTCTTTATTGATGAATGCATCGAAGCTACTTATAGAATGATGCAGTCGGATTTCTTGGGACCAGTTAACATTGGTTCTGAAGAGATGGTTACTATTAATCAGTTAGTTGATACTGCTGCTAAGGTTGCTGGTAAGAAGATTAAGAAGAATCATATAGATGGGCCTCTTGGTGTTCGTGGTCGTAATTCAAACAATGATCTCATTCGTGAGAAACTTGGTTGGGATTATGAACAGACATTGGAAGAAGGTATCCGTAAGACTTATGAATGGATTAAGTATCAAACAGTTAAAGAACCCTTTATGGATGAACCTACTGTTGCAGAATATCAATTAACAGCAGCAGGATAATTATGAAAGTTTTGATATTGGGCTCCAATGGTCAGATTGGAGCATACTTGACTGAATATTTAAAAGAGAAAGGTCATGATGTAAGAGAGTTTGATGTGTCTAATGGTGTGTTGCAAGACCTTACCCTTATTCCTAGTCCTCATTTACATT